GTAGATAGCCATACCGCTGAAAACATCTCCACCCTGACTGTTTATGCGCACTTCTATCTTGCAGCCCTGGTTCTCTATTGCGAAAAGCTCGCTCACTACGCGGTTGCTATCTACAGAACACCCCTCACCAACCTCGCCATAGAGCATGATGATTGTCTTCCCATCAACTTTTATAATATTCTTGAATTCTTGTTTCATCCTCGTTTTTTCTGCAAATATCGCTATTTTATATCCACACATCCAAATCATCATTCTATGCTGATGTCCATGATTATCAGCATACTATCCACCAACACCACCTTAGAATCACGATTTTATTTTTATGCCTTTTTCTTAGACCTTTGCACTATTAAACTATATAATTATGGTAAAAACAAACATCAACAAAAAGGATATTGCAAAGGATCTCTACCTCAAAGGTGGATGCACACAAGAGGAAATCGCACTCAAAGTCGGTACCACCCGACAAACCATCTCGCGATGGTCGCGCGAAGGTAATTGGGAAGAGCTGCGTGCCTCTTTCACCATGTCTACCGAAAACATTCTTTCTGGCATGATACGTCAAGTTGCCGAAATTCAGAATCAAGCAAACGCACGTCCTGAAGGTCAGCGCTCGTTCACGCCTAAAGAAGCCGACACTGTCGTCAAAATTACTTCTGCAGTCAAGAAACTACAAAACGATGCTGGTATCACCGACATCGTTAACGTAGGAATTAAGTTCACCAACTGGCTCAGAGCCATTGATATCCAAAAGGCTAAGGAATACAACGAACTCTGGGATCTCTTCATAAAAGACCAACTACAATGACACAAGAAGAAAAAAATGCACTCAAAAGGTGGGAAGAACATCATAAAGCGCTTGCTGCTGATGTTCCTGTCGAAGACTTTACATCACAAACAGACATCGACCGAAAGCGAAAAAAACTCGAAGCCGACCCTGTTCTATGGATAAAATACTTCTTCCCTAAATATACACGGTATGAGTTCGCACCTTTCCATATTAATGCCATCAAGCGTGTCATCGAGCATGATGAATGGTACGAGGTTCTATCTTGGAGCCGTGAACTTGCCAAGTCTACTGTAGCCATGTTTATATGCATGTACCTTGCCCTAACAAAGCGAAAGAGGTTCTTCGTCCTTGCATCTGCTACCATCGATTCTGCCAAGCGACTACTCGCACCCTACAAAATCAACTTCGAGTCCAACCCTCGAATCCGACAATTCTATGGCTCACAAATCACACTCGGTCAATGGACCGATTCTGAGTTCACGGCTAAGTGTGGTGCCAAGTTCATTGCTTTGGGTGCTGGTTCCGCACCTCGTGGTGCACGAAATGAAGAGATTCGTCCTGATGTCATCTATCTCGACGACTACGACACTGATGAAGATTGCCGTAATCCTGAAACTCTAAAAAAGAAATGGGACTGGTTCGAAGCTTCATTATATCCTACGCGTTCAATCTCTCAGCCTACTCTTATCCTATGGTGTGGCAACATTATTGCTAAAGACTGCTGCATAAAGCGTGCTGGAGCCAAAGCTAAACATTGGGATATCGTCAACATTCGCGACAAGAACGGAAACTCCACATGGCCTGCCAAAAACACAGAGCAGCAAATTGATATCGTCCTCTCTAATATCTCAACCAAGAGTGCACAGGCTGAGTACTTCAACAATCCTGTATCAGAAGGTTCCATATTCAAATATCTACCATTTGGCAAGGTTCCATCGCTACGAAAGTTCAAGTTCCTTATCCTGTATGGCGACCCTGCATATTCCGACTCACGAAAAAAAGCAAGTTCTACCAAGGCACTATGGCTTGTAGGCAAATACAAGGGTGTCTACTATATCATTAAGGGATTCCTTGCACGTGAACTCAATGCCACCTTTATAAGTTGGTACTTCGACATCATCGAATATGTAGCTGGCAGGTCAAACGTATATTGTTATATGGAGAACAACAAACTCCAAGATCCTTTCTTCAACCAGGTATTCAAACCGCTACTCCGACAGGAGTGCAATAAACGAAACAAGCAGCTCTTCATCAAGGGCGACGAGCGAAAGAAGACAGACAAGGCTACACGTATTGAGGCAAACCTTGAGCCTATCGACCGCAATGCTGCATGGATCTTCAACGAGCAGGAGCGTGACAACCCTCACATGCAGGAACTCATCAATCAGTTCCAACTCTTCGAGATGCACCTGCCATACAATGCCGACGGTCCTGACTGCATTGAGGGTGCAATCTCTATTCTTGAAAACAAAGTCGTTGAAATGGAACCTACTGTCACCATCTCATACGACGAACTCAACGATAACAACCCATACAGAATGTAACAACATGGCTAATTTCATCAATACATCCGATTACGATGCTACCATACATCGCGAAATCCTCGACTCGCTTCTACGCAAAGAGTCTACCACATACGATCCTCAAATCATTGAGATTTGTGAAGACCGTGCTATAGCAGAAATGAAGGGATATCTCAACAAAACCTACGACTGCGAAAAAATCTTCTCTGCCGAGGCTGGAGATAGAAACCCTCTCATTCTTATGTTTGCTATCGACATAACTGTTTATCACATCTTCTGCCAACACAATCCATACAAGATTGCTAAAATACGTCAAGACCGCTACGAGCGTGCTATTGAGTGGCTGAAGGGAGTAATGAAGGGAGATATCACCATTGATGGAGCTCCAAAACTTCCAGATGATGTCGTAGCCGACAACTCTCGATGGCAGATAATGGCTGACAAAGTCAGACCTACATTTCTTTAATCAATAAACTTACATACATATATGAGCAACAATAAAAAAACTCTTCGACGCAAGCCTACCACAAGCAAGTCCAATAAAATCATACAGGGTGGATTCCGCAAACAGGAGGGTAACCGTCCTCCTGATGTTTTCCTGCAGATGCCTGAGCTTTTCATGTTCAACATGAAAGACTATATGGAATCTATCAATAATGCACGCTCTATCGACTTTTCTTATCGAGTCAAACTCTTCGATATGTACGAATCTGCACAACTCGACCTTCACCTATCAGGAGTCCTCGATAAACGACTACGTGGTGTCACACGAATACCAATAGAGTTCCAACGCAATGGACAACCTGATGATGTCATCAACCGTCAGCTACGCTCGCCATGGTTCAAGCAACTATGCAAAGACCTGGTATTATCACAGTTCTATGGCTTCACCATTGTACAGTTCTATCTCGATGATGACGACAATATACGCTACGACCTCATCAATCGTAAACACTACGACCCTGTATTCCGAAAACTTCTCAAATACCAGGGCGACATAGATGGTGTCGACATCGACAACTTCGACAACATCCTCTTTGTCGGCTCACAACGTTCTTTGGGCATCTTTGCAGAGCTTCTTCCTGCAGTTCTCTATAAGCGTGGCGATATGAGTGACTGGGCTAAGTTCTGCAACATCTTTGGCATGCCTATACGTGAATACACCTACGATGCTGGCGACGAGGAAGCCCGAAAAAAGATTATTCAGGATGCAAGAAACCAAGGTAGCAATGCTGTCTACATCCATCCTAACGAGAGCCAAATGAAGCTCATCGAGGCAGGAAACAAAACAGGATCATCCGAACTATACCAAAACTTTGCAGAATATTGGGACTCTAAAATCTCAATACGTGTCCTTGGCAACACTCTTACCACCGACACTAAGGATACAGGCACACAAGCACTCGGCACCGTTCATAAAGAGGAAGAGAATGATATGAATGTCGATGACCGAAACTTCCTTCTCGATATCCTCAACTACGATATGAAGTCTATCTTCACCAACCTCGGATTTAATGTCGAGGGTGGCGACTTTGTATATGCTCACAAAGATAATGTTGACTCTCAACAAATGCTCAACATCGTCAAAGGAATGAACGAATTAGGTCTACCTCTCGACGATGACTGGCTCTATGAAACCTTCAGCATCGAAAAGCCTAAGAACTACCTTCAAATCAAGGAGGCTATCGAAGCCCACAAGCAAGCCATCCGTGAAAGCCTCATTTCCTCTCAGGCGCCTGAATCTCCATCCCCATCGTCTCAACCTTCCTCATCCTCTCCATCCTCGCGCGGTGTCGTTTCTACGACATCCGCCTCTTCAAACGCCTCTAAAAAGGCTTTCAAAGACCGTTTGAAAAGTTTTTTCGCCATAGCCCCAGCTCCTGGGGCTACCAACAACTAATAGACGACCTCTATTATGGCGACCACCATTGTCAATGCCACGACCACCATTCCAACTTCGAAAACGTCGATGGTTCTATCCGCTTCGATGCCGACGTACTCTCTCATTTCCTCAAGACCGTCTATCGAGGCTTCGATACTACCAACAACATTGAGCCTACCATGTGGCGCGAAGTCCTGCGTATCATCAACGAAGCAACCGTCGAGGGTCTTTCTCAAGCAAACACTCCGCCTACCCACGAAGTCGAGTTCTACAAAGCTCTCAAGCATTCCAACGAGGTCTTTGCAGCCTTCAAAGTCCACACCATGGGCAAAGAGATGGCTGCAAAGCTCTACGATGCTGATGGTAAATTAAAACCTTTCTCCAAATGGGTCGACGAAGTAAAACCTATTTCCACACACCAGGTTGGACCATGGCTCCAAACCGAATATGACACAGCCGTCATTCGAGCTCATGCTGCTGCCGATTGGAGAGAGTTCCAACGCAATAAAGACATACTCCCAAACCTCCGTTGGATGCCTACCACATCTAACCAACCAGAGAGCAGCCATAGAGCATACTGGCTCATGAAGCTTACACTCCCTGTCGATGATCCTTTCTGGAACGAACATCACCCAGGCGACCGATGGAACTGCAAGTGCTCACTCGAAGCCACCGACGACCCAGTAGTTCGTCCTGCAGATATGGAACCGACCAAGCCACAGAGAGGACTGGAGAATAATCCAGGCAAAGATGGACACACATTCAGTGACAATCACCCATACTTTCCAAAAAGCTGCAAACATTGTGAATTCTACAAACAAGGTTCTTTCAAGAATAGGCTGAAAAGGCTGTTCACGAATAAAGTCAAGGACTGCTATAATTGCCCATTCATTGATGGATGTATCGATAGATTCGAAGCAAAACGACCTCTCGACGAAAAGGCTTTCGCTCGTAAACAGGAAGTGAAAGACAAAAACCTTATGCCAAAAATGGACAAAGAACCATGTAGTTCTGTTCTTTCTGGAACCTTGAACCGTACCAACAAAGTAAGGAATGCTCTTCTGAAACATTGCCACCATGACTATGATGTCGATGCTGCCATTTATATATGGAACAACCCTTCAGATATGAAATTCATTAGGGTAAGCCCACTTGGTGAGGGAAAGGATATGAGCCTTCCAAAGAACATTGCCAACATTGAAAAGAAACAAAATGTTCTTCATTTCGTAGAGTTCAGACAATATGAATTTGAATATAATGGAAAAGCCTTTGAGGTAAAATTGGCTCTATGTCAAAATGATTATGAGCAATTTTATTCATTGAAGGAAAAATAAAAAAATCCCCAAACCTCAAGCCGTGACAGCCTATATGAGCGAATGGGGACATTGCAAAGATACAACATTTCCTTGAAATGCAAGTAAAATAATAAAAAAACTTTGCCTATGGATGCAAAAAATATAGAAAAACTGGTTCAAAAGGCTAAAGACGACATCTTAAAGGAGGTAAATGACCGACTTCCTCGTAAGGTTGGAGTCATAGCCGTAAACCATTTCAAACAGAACTTCCGTGATGGTGGTTGGCTTGATGCAGGACTGCACCCATGGAAAAAAACTAAAAGGCAACAGCAAAAAGGTACTGATGCTAAATACGGACCGCTCACCTCAAGGCGAAACCATCTTATGAGTTCCATTCAAAGCAAACCTGGCGTAGGAGAGGTTTCCATTGAGAACCCTGTGCCATATGCCTCCATCCACAATGATGGTGGCAATATCACCACTCATCCAACGGTCTCTCCAAAGATGAAACGCTTCGCCTGGCACATGGCTTACTCGCTTGCTGGCATCAAAGGCAAAGGACCTCTACCTAAAGAGCTGCCACAGCAGGCACAGTTCTGGCGAAACCTTGCACTCACCAAGAAAACAAAAATCACCATCAATGCTCACATTCCGCAACGCCAGTTCATGGGAAACTCTCAAGAACTTCAAGCCAAAGTCAATAAAATCATTCAAGAATCTATTCAGAAAATATAAAATGGAATTATTTCTTTATCAAATCATTGACCATGTTAAAGAGCTCATGCCAAATCTCTCGCTCGTTGATGAAAACTATGGTCAGCTCGAAAATATCGACCAAGAAAATGCGGATATGTATCCTATCACGTTTCCTGCAGTTCTCATCGACCTTCAAGAGGCTTCTTGGTCCAATATCGAGGGAAAAAGTCAAAAGGGCATCATCAAAGTCAATGTGCAACTGCTCATCGACTGTTATGATGATACCCATTATGGTAGTGGAACTATGGAGGCTATTAAGGATAGAGCTGCCACACTTCAGCAGCTACATAGCATTCTGCAGGGATATCGACCTAAAGATGATGGCGTTCTAAATAGAGAAACATCTAAGTTCTACACCTTCAACCATGGCATCAAGGTCTACGAAATGGTTTATTCTGTCGTCGCTACCGACATCATTCAAGACACTCAAACAACTTCCCCTCCACGTAAGTTGATTTTGTCTGCTCAGAGGATAAAGTAGCACCTTCAGAACTAGCTCGACGCGTCAACTTAAACCCCGTAAACAATGGCTTTTCTATTCGCTTACCATCTACAGTCACTCCTGCCTGGATCATATCGCGAATAATCTGCATTATACGGCTTTCTGAGAGAAAGAATTCTTCTGAACTCAATCTCTGTAAAGCGTCGTCAAACCGAAGACGTTTCACTTCAGTCCAATAATAATAACGCTCATATATACGAATATTCCTTGTATTTACAAGATCTTTATCTCTGCCCCTTGCCACGTCCGCAAAAATAATAAATTCTTTTCAATTATTCTACACAAAAAATGAGGCATCCGCCACGAATGCCTCATTTTCAGTTAACTTATTAAACAAACCGCTTACAAACGACAGAAACTTGGCTCTATCTTGTGCCATACGCCTGTCTCTGGATTGCGCTTCGAGAAGTAGTAGTTCGTAGCAGTATTCTGCACCACGTTTGCTTCCTTAAACAAATGCATGATTTCTGCATATTCGCTGTCAAACTTATCCTCAAGCTCATACAGCTTTGAAATGCTCTTGTAGTCAAGGTCGCCAGTCTTGTTGCGCTCAAGCAGAGTCATTGCCATCTGATACATTGGGTCTTCCACACCCTTCTCGCTCGCTTGCATGTAGCGCTTCAGATAGTCCACAAGGCGTTCGGCTGCAAGGTCGGCACGCTCGTCAAAGCCTTTCACCTTATTAAACTTCACCTCAAGCTTTAGGTCTCCGTCTGTTATAGTATAGCTCTGCTGACCATCGTTCTTCACTGCACCATACTCACGCATCATCTTGGTAAAAGCAGAAGTCTCACCATCAAGCCATTTCTTAAAACCGCTAACCTCTGATTCCACTTTCTCCACTTTGCTAAACACGTCATGCATAAACTGACTGCGTAATCCCTCATAGCTCTCACGCTTAGCCATACGGTCGTTCTTAACCTCATTTTGGAGTTGAGCAAGCAGTTCTGCACGCTGCTCCTTGGTCAGGTTCTTTACCAATTCCAAATTTTCATTCATTTTTTCCATCTTTTTTGTTTTAATGATTAATATCCTTTTTGAAAGTTCTCATTTATTTTCTCTGTTTTTGACATAATCCTTTATCATGTCAACTCTTCTTTTTCAGAATCATTCTTAGCCTCAGAGACAAATCTTTCAGCTCATCGATATTAAGCTCAGAAAACTTCTTGCCTGCAATCTTCTTACTCTTGCAGAATCCGTCCACAGCATTCCAACTCGTAGTGTCCACACCTATCTGCTGCATAAGTTTCAAGCAAATGCTACGTCGCTTCCGTCGCTCCTCAAGATAAGCATCTCTACTCCCATCAGGGAACTTGCGCTCCAGCAGTCTACAAAGACCATCATATTCCTGCAGAGTCAATTCTTTAAGGCTCTCAGTTCTTCCCTTGGTTATCATGCTCACCAATTCTCGCTTCGTATATTCTTCGTCACCAACTTTAGGCACACGCTTAAATACCGAGTAGAACCGAGCAAAATTTGTCACTTCTTGCATACCTTATCTTTTTTTATTCCACATTCTTTTATATCTTATATCCTCCTCTCATACCATATCCTCCTCTCATTTCATTCCTTGTGCGTTGGCGTTTCTACGCCTACGCTACTACAAAGAAAAGCCTTATCGTTAATAACAAAATCACACTCCAAATATTTGTATCTGACTGTGAGTCTTACAAGTTTAACATCAAACCTCTTCTCGTATTTGGGAACAAACTCGTTTTTATACCAACGTTTGATTAAATTCGTAAATTCACTTTTCTCATCCCTTTTAAAATCAGAGTTCAAACCAAAACCGATTTCTACTTTGTCGCAATATTTTTCACTTCCTTTTGCAAAGGTCGCATTTAATGTTGCTACGCCTAATTTTTCTTTATCTTTTTTCATAAGCCTAAATATAAATATATTCATTTGCTAAAAGTAAAACTGGCTCTCCTACGCCCATAACCCATTCTCCTCGTTTGTTATTTTGTCCAGAAGGTGGAGTTATAACATCATGAAT